GTTTTGATTTTTTATATCCAAAACTAGCTAGGGGGGGGTTATAAGCTATGGGTATCTAAACTAGTTTACTGAACTTAAACTGGTTTTAGTTTGGGTTTTGAAAAAAAATAAAATGAGTATAAAAAATAAATATAAAGTAAAATCTATCTCTAAGCATTTATGTAAAGAGTGGTTATTATATAAGCATTATGCTAAGAGAATCCCTAGCATAAGCTATGCTTTTGGTTTGTTTAATAATGATTTAATAGGTATAATTACTATAGGTAAACCAGCCTCTAATTCATTATGTATTGGAGTTTGTGGTGTAGAAAATTCTAAGTATGTATATGAGCTTAATAGATTATGTGTAAATGATAATTTAGAAAAAAATGTTTTGAGTTTTTTTGTTTCTCAATCTTTAAAAAAATTAGATAATTTAATTTTAGTTAGTTATGCAGATACAAAAATGAATCATCATGGATATATTTATCAGGCTACCAACTGGATATATACAGGTAAAACAAAAGAAAGAACAGATATAGGATTAGCAAATAATAATCATAGTAGGCATTATAGTAAAAATTTAGATTATTCAAAAAACAGAAAATTTAGAAGTGCTAAACATAGGTATATATATTTTACAGGTAATAAAAAAAAATGGATTAAAGAATTAAATTACAAAATAGAAAACTATCCAAAAGGAGAAAATAAAAGATATGACTCCAGTTATAAACCTACAATACAAAAAGAGTTATTTTTATGACAGGTAGAAAAAAAATACCAACAGAATTAAAAAAAGCTAGAGGCACTTTAAGAAAATCTAGAGAGCTAGATAATCCTATGGAGGTAGAGAAGGTTTGTACTTTACCAGTATCTCCTGAGTGGCTTTCAGAAATTGGAAAGGAGCAGTATGATTTAGTAGTAAATCAGCTTAATAATATAGGTATGCTTTATCAAGTGGATTTAAAATTGATAGAGGCCTATGCTAATAGCATGGCTTTACATATTGAAGCAGAGCAAGAGCTGAGGAGAGTAGGTAGGATAATGGTTTATAAAGATGATGAGGGAAGGCCTAAACATTCTCAGATAGTACCTATGCAAACTATCTCTAAACAAGCTCTAGACCAAGCTATAAAAATAGCTTCTCATTTTGGATTAACTCCCAGCAGTAGAACTAAAATTACATCTCCTCAAAAATTAGAAATTAAAGATAATGAATTTAACTTTTTTAATGATTAACTATGGCTCATAAAAAAAATGTTTGGAAATATACTCCTAATAAAAGAAAAAAAAGAAAGGGCATCCATGCCAAAACCAAGCAGAGCAAGAATAAAAATTCTGAGGGATATAAAAAATCTTATAGAGGTCAGGGTAGATGAAATATAAATACAACAAAAAAAAAGCAGAGAGAGCAGTCGCTTTTATAGAAAAGTATCTAACTCATACTAAGGGAGAGCTAGGGGGTAAACCATTTATACTAGAGGAGTTTCAAAAGGAGGAGATATTAAAACCACTATTCGGATGGGTAGATGAGAGTGGTATGAGAAAATATAGAACTTGCTATATAGAAATACCTAGGAAAAATGGTAAGAGTAATCTCTGTGCTGCTATAGTTTTGTATCAATTATTTTGCTCAGGAGAAATAGGTCAAGAAATTATTTCAGCAGCAGCTGATAGGTCTCAGGCGAGTATAGTATTTTCAATAGCTAAACAAATGGTACTCCAAAATCCTGAACTAAATAAAAGAGCTAAGGTATTTAGAAACTCTATTACTATAGAGAGTACTGGCTCATTTTATAAAGCTATCTCCTCAGAGTCTAATACTGCTCATGGTATGAATATAAGTACTCTAATTTTTGATGAGCTACATACTCAGAAATCTAATGATTTATGGGAGGTATGTACTACTGCTACTGGAGCTAGGAGGCAACCTCTTATCATGGCTATTACTACTGCTGGATATGATAAACAGAGTTTATGCTTTCAGATGTCTGAGTATGCTACAAAAGTAAGAGATGGAATTATAAAAGATGATACTTTTTTACCAGTATTATATAGAGCAGATTTAGAGGATGATTGGAAGTCTGAGGAGGTATGGAAGAAAGCTAATCCAGCCTATGGTACTATTATTAAAAAGGATTATTTTCAACAGCAATTTAAAAAAGCTGAGATTACTCCTAGTTTTCAGAATACATTTAAGAGACTCCATTTAAATATATGGACTGGCTCTGAGAGTTTATGGATTACTGATGAGGACTATATGATGTGTAATATCTCTCCTATTGACCCTATTAAATTAAAAGGGAGAGACTGCTTCGCTGGATTAGATTTAGCTAGTACTAGAGATATATCAGCTCTAGTATTAATCTTTCCTGATGATGATGATAATTTTGATATACTACCTTATTTTTTTGTACCTGAGGATAAGGTAAATACTCAGGGGGTAGGAGATGGAGTGGATTATCTTAGCTGGGTAGATGAAAAATATATAATATCTACTGAGGGTAATGTACAAGATTATAATTTTATAGAGGCTAAATTTAAAGAACTAGCAGAGGATTATAATATAATTTCTTGTGCTTTTGATAGGTGGAACTCATCTCAGATAGTAGTAAACTTAATTAATGATGGAGCTAAAATGAATCCTATAGGTATGGGGTTTGTAAGTTTATCAGCTCCTACTAAACTCCTAGAAAAATTAGTCTTATCTAAACAGATTAATCATGGAGGCAATCCAGTACTGAGATGGATGTTTAATAATGTACAATTAAAAGAAGACCCAGCTGGAAATATAAAACCTGATAAGTCAAAAAGTACTAATAAAATAGATGGAGTGATAGCTCTTATATGTGCCTTAGCTGAATATCTTAACTCAATAGAGGGAGATAATCAATCAATTTATGAAGGTAGAGGCCTAGTATTTATATAGATTTTTCCTATAAAATACCTAAAAAGCAAAAAATTTTAAAAAAAAATTAAAAAAATTAACAGAGGTAGAACTATTTATTTTTACTTTTAAGGCATATTTTAGGTCAAAAAACTTGCGAGAACCAATTATTTAAAATATATTTACATTATAATTAACGACAAGGTTAATAAAAAAGATTGAGAAATTAACCAAGTCACAAACTAAAAATTTAAAAACAAATATAAAATGAACAATACAAAAAACACTAAAATCACAATTGGAGAGGATGCAACAAGAGAAAGATTTGAGAAAGGGAAATCATATTTCGTTGCTAATTTTCCAAAGAAAGGAGATAGAGCAACTCTTGAAACTATGAAGACTGCACAACAAAGAGATGAATTTTTAGAATGGAGAAAAGAAGAAGAAGCACTGATACATGATACATCTACTTACCCATGTTTCGTTCAAATAGGTGCAGACAAATATGTGTATCATTCAGTTCATGCATCTCAAATCATGTTTGCAGACTACTTTGATTGTCCCATAGTTGCTTATAAACTTGAAAGATATGGACATATCACACTTTCAGAATTAATTCACTTTTTCATCACATGTGTCTCACAAACAGACACAAGCACTCCAACTGAATTTGAAATATATGAAGCATGTGAAATTCAGTCAAACAGAATGATAGAGGGTGCATTGAAAAGAAACATCAAGGTTCTTAAGGAAATGAAGAAATCTTGTGTTGAATACTATGACCAATGGAAGAATTTTGAAATGAAGCAGTTAGATGTAAAAGATTTTTCATTAGGAGGTTCAAATTATAACAATGTTGAATTGCACCAATTAGGAGCAGATAACGGAGAACAAAAGGAATGTGAAAACTCATTGAGAAGAACTGCACAGAATTTGTCAAGTGCAATGATGGGTTCAGGATTGATGTCTGCATTAGACACAACAACAGACAGAGAAACATCTGAATGGTTTGAAAAAAGTGAGAAAATAATCAATGACTTAAGAAATTCAAATGAACCATTAGAGGTGGAGATGGGAGAACTTATTGTTGATTCTTTTATACTATGGAAGATGTTATTGTCAGACATGACCAAAATCAATTCACAGATAGAGAAAAGAAAAACATTCGCAGTTCCATGTCCAAAAGAAATCAAACAGGAAAAAATGAAAAACACAATAAATAACTTTTATGGTTTCAAAGGTTCATTGGAAGTTCTTTCAGAAGATTGGAAGAAAGATGCACCAAGAGTTCTTGATGCAGGATGGTGTGGAGTTGTGATAACAAGCAGAGAAATTGCAGAAGAAATCAACAGAGATTGTGGTCAATCATTAAGACAAGACAACGCACAAGGAGGATGGATTCTTTGGTCTGATTCTACAAATGATTCTTTCACAAAGTTTGAAGGCAAGGTTCATGACATAGTGAGCAAATGGAGTGATAAGTTTTCAGGACATGTAAGAGTAGTTGCAAGACAATTATAAATAAATAATAACAGGGGGGTGAGATTCCCCCCATTAAAAAAGAAATAAAATGAAAATATATATCGTAAGAAATAAAGTTAATATATATCCTTTTGAAGACATTAAAAAGGGATTTACAAATAGAAAAAATGCTGTAAGTTTTATGAGTAAAGTCAATAGGGATATTAAAAATAATTTAGAAACATATAAAAAGGGATGTATAATTTTAGAGACTAAAGATTTTCCTATAAGTAGAAAAGGTTTAATTAATGCAATAAATTATATATAATGGATTATCAAAAATTTAGATTTTGTATGACTTGTCAAAGACAAGCTCTAATAAAAGAAAAAAGATGTGCCTTCTGTGAGGGGGATTTTATTTTAGATAGTCCTAAACCTGATAGATATTTGGCTAATATAACGGAGTATAATAAACAAAAAAAACAGAAACAAGATGAATTATTACAACATTAAAAAACTTATTAAAGGATATAAGGTTTGTCCTGAGTTAAAAAGTAAAACACTTATAGCAATACCTGAGAAAAAAGTAAAGAGTATTTATGGTTTTACAAATACCATTATAACCTATAATAAACAAAAAATGAGTATTACTCGCAATACTCCCCTATTACATAGAGACCAGTTTAGGGATAAATTTAATAGAGGTACTTTTTATACTTTATTATATTATGAATGGTTACCAAATAAAAACCAAATGGAGTTAGGATTATAATACAAATACTATACCAAAATAAGAAAATAAGGGGGAGGGGAATCCCCCTTTTTTTTGTTATATTTGTATGGTTATTTGTAATATATCTATAATAATATATTTTGGGATTACTAGATTTTTTTAAAAAAGAAAAAAGAGGTTCAAATTTTTTATCATCTGCTAACTTATACGGAAATAATTCAGGAGTAGGAGTTAGTGAAAAATCCTCTATAGGATTGACTGCTGTTTGGGCTTCAGTTAGATTACTATCTGAGACTATAGCATCTCTACCTCTCAATTTATATAGAATGGATAATAAAGGGTCTAAATTTATAGATTTTAAATCTCCTTTAAATACTTTAATGTCTACCTCTCCTAGTCCTAATTATACTACTTATAATTTTATAGAGACTATGATGAGCAATCTTTTGCTGTGGGGGAATGCTTATGCTTTTATTAAAAGGAATGGAGGAGCTAGACCAGTAGAGTTACAAATCTTAAGTCCTGAGTATGTAGAGCCTTTTAAATCTGAGGAGGATGGATTAGTCTATTATAAAATAAAAGACTCAAATATATTATCAGATAGAGAGGTGATTCATATAGTGGGCTTTAGCTATGATGGAGTATTAGGTAAATCTCCTATTAAAGCCTGTCAGGAAGCTCTTGGTATAGGTATGGCTTCTCAAGAATTTGGAGCTAATTTTTTTGGTAGAGGAGCTAATCTATCAGGAGTATTAGAGCATCCATCTAGATTATCAGATGATGCAGCTAATAGACTTAGACAAAGTTTTAGCAATAGATTTGCTGGTATTAAAAACTCACATCAAACAGCAGTACTTGAGGAGGGAGTAAAATTTAAAGCTATAGGGATGCCTTTATCAGATGCTCAATTTATAGAGACTCGGAGATTTAGTGTTGAGGAGGTAGCTCGTATCTTTAGAGTGCCTAATCATTTAATAAATGACCTAACTCGGAGTACTTACTCTAATATAGAACAACAGTCTTTAGAGTTTGCAAAATATAGTCTTACTCCATATTTAGTAAACTGGGAGCAAGAACTAAACAGAAAATTATTAGCTAGTAGAGAAATATCTACTCACTTCTTTAAATTCCAAACCAAGGAACTACTGAGGTCTGATGCTAATAGTAGAGCTGATTACTATCGTAAACTATTTGAGGTAGGAGCTTTATCTCCTAATGAGATTAGAAATATGGAGGATATGAATACTCTAGGAGCAGAAGGGGATGAGCATTATGTACCTTTAAACTTAGGACAGGTAGGAGATAATAATACTGATGATGAAGGATAATAAAATATATTTAGTATTAGGTAGCTCCTGTAGTGGTAAGTCTACTTATGTGAGGAGTAATGCAGATAGTAATGATATAGTATTTGATTTTGATACGATACATCAAGCTATAACTATTAATAAATCTCATATACATTTAAATCATATAAAAGATTATGTATTTGAAATAAGGAGAACTATATACAATAAATTAAAAGAGGATAAAAATATAACAGCTTGGATTATTAATAGTACTCCATATAGAGAAAATAGGCAAAAAATAGTAGATGAGCTAGGAGCTGAAATAATATATTTAAAAAGGAGTAAAGATAGCTGTATAGAAATTGCAAAAAATGAAAGACCCGAGGAGTGGGTAGAATATATAGAAAATTATCATAAAAATTTTGAGGACTTTGAGGACTCAGAAAATGTAAAAGTAATAAACATGGATAAAGAAAATATAAATCATAGAAATAAAATTAACATAGAAGGCTTAGAGAGAAGAAACTTTAATAATTCTGAAATAAGAGTCTCTAATGCAGAGAGTAGAGAGGTGGTAGGTTATGCCTCTGTATTTACTGATGCAGAAGGTAATACGGCTTTATCTGAAAATCTAGGAGGATTTAGAGAAAAAATATCTCCTAATGCTTTTGATTCTGTATTAAAAGATGATGTACGAGCTTTATTTAATCATGACCCTAATTATATACTAGGTAGAACTACCTCAGGAACTCTATCTCTATCAGTAGATGAGAGAGGATTAAAATATAATTTTACTGCTCCTGATACTAGTTATGGTAGAGATTTGATGGTAAGTCTAGAGAGAGGAGATGTTTCTCAATCATCTTTTGGATTTATAGTAGAGAGTGATAGCTGGGAGGAGGATTCCGAAGGTAGAACTATTAGAACTATTGAAAAGGTAGGGAGATTATTAGATGTATCTCCAGTAACTTATCCAGCTTATCCTGATGCTGAGGCTGGTAAGAGGAGCTTTTTAAATTACAGAACTGAAAAAGAAAAAGAAGAAAACAAGAAACAGGAACAATACCAAATTAAGAGGAAACTATTAGAATTAAAAACTAAATTATTAAAACTTAAAAAAGATTATTAAAATGGATTCATTTAAATTAAAAGAAGAAAGAGCTACCATAATAAGTAATATGGAGGCGATTTTGGATTTTGCTAAATCTGAAGAAAGAGACCTTACTGAGGATGAGCAAAATAACTGGGATGGTTTTAATACTGAGATAGAAAATATAGATAAAAAAATTACTATAGCAGAAAGACAAGAAGATTTAAATAAGTCTATCGCTGCTAATATCTCAGCTACTAAATCCACAAAACAACCAAAAGAATTAAAAAATTATTCGTTCCAAGAGGCTATGAAACAATCAGTTTCAGGGAATCTTTCAGGACTAGTTAAGGAGATGGATGCTGAGGCTCGTATGGCACATCCTCACCAAATGTTTAGAGGTATAGCTATACCATCATCAGTACTAGAGCATAGAGCTGCTGTAGCTACTGCTGGTTCTTCAGCTACTGAGGTCATGTCTTTTACAGACCAATTAGAAGCTAATCTAGTACTAGCATCAGCTGGAGCTAATTTTTATTCTGGTGTAAATGATATGAAATTTCCTATCGTTTCTAGTATTACATCATCTTGGGTAGCTGAGGATGGAGAGTCTGATGTAGCTGCTAGTGGTAGTACTTCATCTCTTACCTTATCTCCAAAGAAATTAATTTCTGTTGTAGATATGTCAGCTGAAGCAATGGCTCAAAACGCTGGACTAGAGGGAGCTATTCGTAGAAATATGGCTGCTAGTGTGGCTTCTACTTTAGAGACTGCTTTACTTACTGCTGGTAGTGATGATACTAATGCTCCACAGTCTATCTTTACAGATGCTTCAGATGGTTCAGCTGCTGCTACTGGTGTAACTGCTGCTGATTTTATAACTTTAGAAACTACAGTACTAGGTAATAATGTTCCTTTAGAAGGAGCTAGAATGGCTTATATCTTTGATAAGGATGCTTATACATCAATCCGTACTCTATTACAGACTACTGGTGTAGCTGCTTTATGGAATCCTGAGGATAGGAGATTAAATAACTATTTTGGTTTCTTCAGCACTAATGTAGGAAATGGTGGAACTGCTGATAAAGCTCATGCTTTATTTGGAGATTTCTCAAAAGTACATATTGCACAATTTGGAGGACTAGATATTTTATTTGACCCTTACACTAAATCTAGACAAGGTTTAGGCTCAATGGTCGTTACTTCTCTAGTAGATGGTAACGCTGTTCAAAATGATAAAGCCTTTGCTAGTCTTATTGAAGCAGCGTAATAATTATTAATTACATTAATAAAGGGGAGGGAAATATCCCTCCCTTTTTTTATTTATAGAAAAATGGTAAAACTAACTTTACAGGGGTCTTTACCCTCAGCTACTGATATTATACCAGTATCTACAGCTAAAAATTTTTTAAGAGTAACCCATAGTGGTGATGATACTTTAATAGGTAATCTGATTACTGCTGCTGTAGAGGTAGCTCAGAATTATACAAATAGTAGATTCTTAGAGACTGAGTATAATTTAACTATGGAAACTTGGACAGATGTCTATGTAAGTAATACTTATGCTCAAATTTTGACTGATGGAGTAGAAACTATTACAGGTGGATATGTAGGCTTAGATGGTCTATCTCAGATAGTGTTACCTTATGCTCCTTTAGCTAGTGTTACTCATATTAAGTATTATGACTCAGATAATTCACAACAAACATGGCATACATCAAATTACTCTACTAATACATTTATAAATCAAAAAGGATTTGTAGAGATAAATAATACTGTAAATACTCCTAGTATTTATAATAGAGCTGATGCTATAGAGATAAGATTTAAGGCTGGATATGGTACGGATGGAGATGATGTACCTGAATCTATAAAAACAGCTATCATGCTTATATTAGGATTTATGTATGAAAAAAGAGAGGACTCTGTAAGTAGACTACCCAAGGCATCAGAATACATATTAGACCCATATAGATTTAAAACCTATTAAAATGGCTAAGAGTGAATTTTTAAAAGCTGGAGAACTAGATACTCCTATAGATGTATATACTAACACAAGTACTCAAAATGAGTTTGGAGAGATAACTAAAAGTAAATCTCTTTTAAAAACTATTTGGGCCAAATTAATGTTAACAGGAACAAAAGGAAACGAAAAAACAGAGGATGATACAATAAGAGCAGAAAGCAAAGTAAATTTTTTAGTCAGATATGATTCTGATTTACAGATGAATAGCTCTAGTATTTCTCCTGAGAATTATTTTCAGATTCTTTATGAATCTAAGTACTGGAATGTATCTAGTATGGAAACACTAGGGAGAGGGAAAGGAATTTTAATAAGATGTTATATAACTGATAATACTTTTTAATGAGTGCTACTAATAGAAATAGAGCTGTAGATTTAACTTTCTCTAAAAAAGATTTAAGAGATTTAAAATTAGGATTAGATAGGATTAGAGATGAATTTACAGCAAAAGGAGCTAATACTAAAATAAATCAGATAGTATACAGAGCTGCTAAACCTATGAGAATGACTGCTAAAAGATTAGCTCCAGTAGATAAAACAGGAATACTTAAAAAATCTACAGGAGGCTGGAGAACTAAATCGGGAGTAAGAGTAGGAGCTAACTATAAAGGTAAAGGAAGGAGAGGGGGATGGTATGTGCATCTAGCTACCTATCCTCATAAAACTAGAGGAGGGGGAATGACTCAAAAAAGTACTCCCTATCTAGCTGATGCCTTTAATCAAACTAAAAACATAGTATCAAAAAACATAATAGAAGGAGTTAAATCATTTATAAAATGGTAGGTCAGGCTTTAAAGTGGATGCTTACTGGATATGGTACTGATGGATATAATCCTCAGTATGATATATATAATTTTATAGGTAGTAATATCTATCCTAATATAATACCTCAGAATGTAAGCTATCCAGCTCTAACATATAAAATAGATAGAACTTATCCTGATAGAGTAAAAGGTAGTAGACCTTTAGATAATAGAGTATCTGTAGAAATAGATATAAGAGATAGTAATTATTCTGTAGTAAGTCAGCTATCTACCTTAGTTATAAATCAATTACATAGATATAAAAATACATATAATAGTAATGACTCTGATGGTATAGGATATGGTACTACAGAAGGCAGTAATAAATATGGTAGATTTGCTCCAGCTAGTACTGGAGTGATTCAGTATGTGGGTGGTTTACAGATTCAGTATTTATCTTTTGATAATTTATTAGAGACTTATGATGATAAATTAGATATATATACTAATACTTTAGTATTTGATATGATGTTTGTAGAAGACCCTAGTATATGGGGAGCTGATATGATGTTAAAATTAGAGGACTTAAATTTAATGTCTACTAATGTGGGGGGTAGTGATGACCCATTATATACTCAGCCTATAGCTCTAAATCAGGGGGTAAATTATTTATTCACTCCCTGTGTGTTTTCAGATACTGATAATGTGGAGAGCAGTACTCTAGATGGTATTTATGAGAATTTTAATGACCCATCAGGCACAAGTAATACTAATAGACCTACTTTAAAAGTAAGTGCTAATAATCCTCCTAAATATAATCAGCAGAATTATTTAGAGTTTTCATCTAGTCAGTATTTATTGTCCTCTAATGCCTCTGATAGATTAGCGAGAAAATATAAAGAATTAACTTTTTTTAGTGTAGTAGAATTACCATCATCTTATAATACTGCTAAAGGTTCATCTATTGTTTTTAAGAGAGATAGTACTTCAGATAGTAGTGGAGGAGTTTATGTTTTTACTGATTTAACAGGAGACCCTAGTACTACTGGGACTTGTACTTTTTATGGAGGAGCTATTTTTTTAGATGATGATGGAGCTGGAGGAGAAACTCATAAGGGAGTGGAGATGATTAGTGGTATAATATCATGGCCCTTTATAGGATTAAATGAGGATTTAAGTATGGAAAATCCATTTTATTTTTCTTTTAATGTAAAAAGAGATGATGATGATTCTAATAAAGTTACAGGCACTTATGAGTGGATTACTTCTTCTGACCTTGCTTTAGAGGGGTCAACGACTACCTCTCTAGGAGGAGATAGGAATCATTATGCAAGTTATACAGGTACTTCATCATCAGGATTTCCTGAGTATTTTTTTAATTTTGAGAGTTTACATAGTGATATATCATCTTATGATACTAATGGAGCTGGTACTATAAATTTAAATGATGCTGTAAATATATATGACTGTACTCTAGTTCCTGAATATATTACTATGGGAGATAATAGATATAATCAGATAAAACAATATATACTAACTAAACATAATTTATATCAAAGAGTTACGAATTGATAGGGAAAGCTATACATAAAATGTTAACTGAGAAAATCTCTACTTTATCAAGTGGAGGGGTTTACCCTTTAGTAATACCTCAAAATGCTATAGGGGGTACTACTAAATATCCAGCTTTAGTATATAATCAATATAATGAATATGAATCCTCTAAAGATTCTGAACCTAATATGAGTTACTGTCAGCTATCGCTACAGATTATCTCTGATAGTTATAAAACCATGGATGAGGTAGGTAATCAAGTTAGAGACTTATTAGACCATTATGAGGATAAAAGTACTGAGGGTTTATTTAGTGTGCCTAATTATACTGATAATGGTTATGTACATAACTTTATAAATAATATAGATATTCAAAATATATTTTATACTGACCAAGAGGATGAGTATTATGAGAAACTCAATCTATTTACTAGGAGGATAGAGTATGATATTTATTATTATGATAATATAGGGAAATTTAGCTATAATCAAAAAAACTCTGATAATTATACTCCTACTAATCCTCTAGCTTTATATTATGATTTTACAGCTAAAGGATTAATGAGAAAATCATCAGGGGCAGCTATTAATTACCATACAAAAATAACTAATAATACAGATGTAGACTATGTATTTAATAAACTAGGAATAGTAAAAGACTTATCTTATAATACTATTACTACTACAAATGATACTTTTTATGAGTATTTACAATCAGGAAGGTCTCAGGCTGGATTTAGACCTACTTATAAAGATGGCTTAACTGCTAGTACTTTACCCTTTTTAGAGTTTAGTAATTATGACTCTTTGGAGGTGGTTTCATCTACCTCTGCTCTGCCTAGTCAGTTTGTATTACCTTTTGGAGCTATGATTATTTATGTATACAAACCTATAGGAACAGGTTCAGAAAATTATTTACTAGGGTCTAAAAGTGAAACAGAGGATTTAAGACCTTTAATTTTATCTCATAAAAAGGTAGGAGATGATATTACTTTACATTTTAAACCTAATGGAATAACTTTTGATGATTCATCATCTGAGAGAACTTTAATAAGTTCTACAGATTCAACTAACTATTGGGATGCTGATTATCATTTTTTTTGCTTATCTTTGGGGGGTAGTAAGCAATATACTGGAGGCAGTTATAATCAGGTAGGATGGTATGAGTATTTTAACTCAAATTATAATCCTAAACTCACTACAGGACAAATACTAAAAAATAATCTTATAACAGGTAACACAGATAATCTAGATAATGATACGAATAATAATTTTTATCTATCTAGAATAGGTCAAAGGTCAGGAGATGCGACAGGGGAATTTAGAGTATATGAGCTGTTATTATTTATACCTAATGAAGCTCAGACTCATAACATAGATGCAGATGCTGCTCCCTTCCAGCCTACAGATATAATATATAAAAAGGTAAAAGATTATATATATAATAAATATGAATTATTAAAATAATTAGTATGCGAGTAAAACAATATAGAGTAAGATTAATAAAAGATAAAGGGCCTTATAGTACAGGCGAAATGTATGGGCCTGTAGATATAGTAGGGTATAAGAGTCTATATGAGGCTGGATATATTAATGACTATCTAGGATTAATAGAAACTAAAAAAGCAGAAACTAAAAAAGCAGAAACTAAAAAAGCAGAAACTAAAAAAGAGGAAACAAAAAAAGAGGAAACAAAAGAAAAATAATAAATAATAATTTTAAAATTAAAATAAATGGCTACAATAATTAACGGGACTGGTATGGTTATAAAGGTAGATAATGCTAATTTAACATACAATACAGTTACAACTGAAGACCCCCCTAATGCTACAATAGCTACACCATCCTCCTTAGGAACTCTAACTGCTATAGCAGCAGCTACATCTTGTACAGTATCTATAACAGTAGATACTTTAGAGGTAACAGATAAGGAGTCTAATGACCGAAAAGAATTTATAGGTTTAGCGACTTCATGGACTATGGATGCTGAGGTATTTTATAATGAGGGAGGTAGTGATAAAAATATGGGTACTTTATTTGATATGGCTTATGGTGATTCTACAGCCTCACAAAATGGAGTAACTCAATATCCTACTCCTATATATGTACAATTTGATGGAGGAGATGATGAGTATGGAGGATATGGATATATCTCTAGTATTAGTGCTACTGGTGGTACTGAGGATGCTGGTACTTATTCTATAAGTATTCAGGGTACAGGAGTTTTAGATAAATCATAATAAAATAAATGTTTAATAATAATAAAATAGATAAAAATGGCTGTTAAAACAATTTCAGGGAGTGATTTAGTAGTATCTTTAGACTTATCAGATGACCCAGCTAATCATAATGATGTGGTCGCTGTAGGTGGAGCTACTAATTGCACAATCAATTTAACTCAGGAGATGATAGAGACCACAAACAAGGACTCAGGTGGTAAGAAAGACTTTATAAATGGGGTTACTAGCTGGAGTTTAGATGTGGAGGCTTTCTATACGGATGGTACTGCTGATAACATGGCTGGAGAGACTAATAGACCTAGTACTCTATATGATGCTCTGACCAATGGTTATCTGATTGCAGTTAAGTTTTTTACTGCTACAGGTGTTACTGGTACAAAAAAGTATCAGGGATGGGGTTATATAACTAATGTTACTAATACTGGTACTGTCGGAGAGTGGGGAGTATATAGTGTAAGTATTCAAGGTACTGGTAACTTTAATATGACTACAGCAGTATAATACAGGTAGTATAATAATTTTAATTTTTGTTTATATTTAAATAAAATTTTAATTATTATGACAAAAAACAAAACGATAGCAATAGGTAAAGAGGTTAGACCTATACATTATGGATTTGCTGCTCTAGGGGAGTGGTGTGATATGACTGGCACATCTTTAGAGGATTTAGGTTCTATAGGTAAAAATTTAGGCTTAACTGCTGCAATCCAACTCATCTACTGTGGATTAAAACATGGAGCAAGGAGAAATAAAGAGGATTTTAATTATACTCATTATGATGTAGGAGACTGGATAGATGATGAGGGGATGGAGGTTTTTAATGAATGTATGGAGATTTTTAGTGATTCTCTATCTAAGTTAAATCCTAAAGAGGAGGAAAAAAAAAAGAAGGGGGAGAAATAGATGACTCTCCTCCTCCCTCTTTGGAGAAATTAATGGGATTAGCTATTGGCTTTCTTAATATGTCCTTGGATGAGTTTTGGGATTTTACTCCTAGACAGCTACAGATAAAATTAGATGCTAGGAGAGAGTATGAGGACTTATTACAGAGGTTTGAGTGGGAGAGGGTTAGATTTCAAACGACTGCTCTCATAAATAAAGATAGAAAAAGGAGAGACCAAATTAAGCAAACCGATTTAATTAAATTTGACTGGGAGAAAGGTAGTGCTATTAAAAACAGGGAAGAAGAAAGAAAAAAGGCTCTTTATTTAATAGAAAAAGAAAAAAGAAAAAATAAATAATGTCTAGTACAAAAACACTATCTATATTTCTGAAACTAAACTCTAAGGAGTTTACTACAGGAATAAAAAAAATAGAGGGTAAATTAGGTAAATTTAGTAAGAGACTAGATAGAATAGGCTCTAGCTTAACTCGGAATTTAACTCTCCCTTTATTAGCTGTAGGAGCTTCATCAGTAAAGGCAGCCTCGGACTTTGAGGCATCTATGACTAAGATTCAGACCTTAGTCGGTACATCTGCTTCAGATGTAAATAAATTAAGAGAATCTGTTTTACAATTATCAGGAAAAACTGCCACAGCTCCTAGAGAACTGGCTGAGGGTTTGTTTTTTATTCAATCTGCTGGATTTAAGGGTAAGGCATCTCTAGATGCTTTAGAGGTTTCTGCTAAGGCATCAGCTATAAAAATGGGAGATATGAAGGACATAGCTAATGCTTTGACTTCTATGATGACTGGTTATGCTAAGGAAAATATGACAGCTGTAAGGGCTGGAGATTTACTGCATGAAACATTAAAACAGGGTAAATTTGAAGCAGCTGACTTTATGGATAAGATAGGAACTGTAATTCCTACCGCAGCAGCTTTTGGTATATCTTTTGAGCAACTAGGAGCATCTGTAGCCACTATGTCTAGACTCTCAGGAGATGCAGCTAGTAGCTTAACGGCAGTCAATAGGTTAATGATGTCTCTTAATGCTCCAGCAGAGCAACAGAGTAAAATTTTAAAAGATGTTTTTGGTAGCTATGATAATCTCGCTGAGTCCTTAAAAAAAGATTTCGCTGGTACTTTAGGAATTATATTTAAAGCTCTAGAGGGTAATAATAAAGAATTAACTAAAGTATTCGGCTCTACTAAGGCCGTAAAAGCAGCGTTTTCTACTGCTGGTCTACAGGCTGAAACTTATAGCGAGGTACTGGATAAAATGGACAAGTCTCTAGGTAATGTGAATAATGGTTTAAACATAGCTTCTGAGACTGCTGAGTTTAAATTTCAGCAGAGTTTAGTAGATTTAGGAGTAGCTAGTATTAGACTAGGAGATACTCTCAAGCCAGTAGCTACTAAAATAGCTACTTGGATTAGTAAAATGGCTAATAGATTTTCTAGATTAAGCTCTGAGACTGTAGAGAAAATATCTAAAATAGGTCTAGCTTTATTAGCGTTAGGGCCAAGTATATTGATTTTAGGTAAAATAGCATCTATGTTTAAATACTTACTAGTACTGGTAAGATTATTAATACCCACTTTACTAGCAGTCGGTAGATTTTTTATGGCTCTTACTCCTTTTGGTAGGATAATAACTTTAATAGCTGCTGCTATAGGATTAATGGCATCTCAATGGGATAAAACGAAAGAGATGATGGTAAAGGTGATTAATTTAGTTATAGGATTAGCTAACACCTTTATAACTTTGAAGGATGTAATGGTAGAGGCTGTGATATTTGGGTTTAAATTTTTTGTAGAAAAATCTAAACTATATCTGAATTTAATAGGGGGATTTTTTGAGGGATTAGGTAATGTTATTATAGATGTCTTAAGCTTTAATGACCCAAGAGAAAGTTTTAAAAAGTTTAAAGATGGTTTAAAAGCTGATATAGATGATTCTGCTGATGCTACCGCTAAGGCTTGGGATAAAGCTATGGATAAAATTAAATCTGATGATAATAAATTAGGTTTACTAGAGGTAGAGGATATAAATAATATGGAGGGAAAGCTATTAGATACTTTTCAGTCTATGTTTGATAAAGTAGGTAATATGTGGGGAGATACTTTTAAAGGTGGAGGAGGTGGAGGAGATTTTGATATAGGAGATGGTCTAGGTGGAGAGATTCCTGAATTTGAGGATATAGAGACTGGATGGGGGAATATGCTTAAAAGTATGAAAGATATGACTACTGAGTTTTTTGAGGGATTTGATGAGAGATTCGCTGATATGGTAGCTAATACAATCGCTGAGGGAAGAAATTTAGCTGAAGGATTTAAAGGCTTTGTTAAGGAGATAATAAAGGAGATGACTAGATTAATAGTTAAAATGCTAGTAATGAAGGCTATAATGGCAATCATAAATCCAGCTGGTACAGCTGCTACAGCTGTAGCGGATGTGGGTTCTTCTGTTGCTGGGTTTGCTAAGGGAGGCTTAGTTACTGGCCCTACTTTAGCCATGGTAGGAGAGGGGTCAGGTACTACTCTATCTAATCCTGAGGTAATAGCTCCTTTAGATACTTTAAGAGGTATGATGGGAGGCCCATCTAGATTATCAGGAAGAATACAGGGAGCAGATATATTATTATCATCAGATAGGTCTACAGATAGCAGATATAGGGTTTCAGGCTCAGTAACAGATTTTTAAAATTTAAAAAAATGATTCAATTTATTATAGATAATTGGTTAGAGCTTTTAATAGCTGTAATGGCTTTTTTAAAAGTGGTAACTAATCTTACTCCTACTAAATATGATGAGGGGGTATTTATATGGGTAGATAAAATTATTAATGTTTTTATCCCTAATTATGATAAAAAGGGGGGTAAACACAATAAAATAAATGACTATTTGTAATGGCTTGGAAGAAATATAGCTGTAAATTTTTCTCTCAAAATAAAGTAGGAGGAGACTATACTAGTCCATCTTCTACTGATGCAAATCAGCAACAATATGAGATAGCAATATGGAAAGAAACAGGTACAGATGAAGGGTCTACTACTTTTAAATGTACTGAGGAGGGTTTTGTACTTACTATGGATGGAGGAGGGGATAATATAGCATCTCCCATTAAAACTACTTCCATAGAGTTTGATATGATAATAGAGGGAGCATCTCAAGGAGCTATAATAGATGATATATTATCTGTAGCTACAGGTAATGAGGATGAATTTTATGTAACTCTCTCTAGATATGATGTCAGTAATACTGAGTGGGTAAGTATTTGGACTGGCCCATTATTAGGAGATTTAGTATCTGTTCAGGATGTAGGAATAAATAATATAGTGAAAGTCAAGGCTACTGATGGAATTACTCAGCTAAAATATAAAAATTTTGATATAGATACTAATGCTGGGGTAAGGAGTCTTTTATATATTATTAAAAAATGTCTAGCTGAGATTCCTTTAACTTCTGCTAGATTTGGAGCTACTGATGCCTATATAGCTCATACTCCTAATTTTTACTCTAAAGGTATGGCTGGAGGCTTAACAGGGAGTAATGCTGTAGACTCTGCTACATGGAGAGAAAATGTATCTCATGACCCTTTAGCTTTGACTTTATTAAATGTGGAGTTATTTAGATATGATGATGGTACTAGCTGGAGCTGTTACCATATACTAGAGCAGATTTTATCTTGTATGCAGTTAAGGATAATGATGTGTGAGATAGATGATGGAGGTACTGGGCATGGAGCAATGTGGTTTATACAGTCTCCTTTTATATATCATGATTCTGCTGGAGCTTTAGTAAATGAAAATCTATTATTTTTACATGGTAATACTGATGATGATGATGCTCTAAGTTATATTAATGATTTTTCTACAGCATTATTAAACCCTAATAAGAGAACTACTGGCAGCCTTACCACCTATACAGCTCCTATGCTTAGTTATAAGAGTATCTATAATCATAAAATAATGGATAATCTTATTCATGGCCCTTTGAGTTTTAACTCTTATCAGTACTCTATAGATAATACTACTCCAGCTGATGACTTAACTTTAGATACTGGTACTAATTTTTCTATCCCTATAGCGAGAGATACGAGTGCTAATGCAGCCTCAGTATTCTCTGTAGGTAATGTAGGAGATGATGAACCATCCACAGTTAGATTATTACTGACAGGTATAGTTAATTATTTTCCTTACCACTGGTCAGCTTGGGATTTTTATAACGAGAATAATCAGGCCTTATCAAGTTTTGGAGATTGGACTAGAGTAGCATATATAGACCAAAATATATACTGGAGGATGGGGATAACAGTACAGGTTAATAGTACTTGGAGTTCCACTAATAGTCTAGGAGAGCCTGAGGATTTTGATGTAACTAAAAATTATAATCTAGGAGATACTAGACAGGGTTATTTATTTGGCTCTATTCCTTGGATAGGCCCTAGCGAATCTGATGCTGGAGCTGGTAATTATTACGCTGGATTTTGGGACACTACATGGCCTAATGTAGAAGAATTAACTACTATTGAGGGTACGACTTTTCAACCTTGGGGGAGTGATTGGGGGTATAGTAAAATATACTGGGACCAGAATACTGTCTCTGTAACTGACACCGACCATTTTCATTGGTTTAGTCCTATGTATATGTACTTAAATGCTAATTTAGTAGGTACTGCTGATAGTTATGCTGGTTTTAGTGATGGATGGCAGTCTTATTCTGAGAATACTAAAGGCCCTAATGAGTTCGCTATATATTCTCCTCCTATTCCTATGCCTACTGAAGCTGGAGCTGAAACACCTCCTAGTAACTCAAATTTAAAAAAAATAAATCTATATTATGCTTTAAAACGAGATATGTGGGATAATGATGGTAGTAATGATTATTGGACTTGTGCTTTAGATTGGTCAAATCAAAAAGAGTTATTACATGAAAATAGAGGGATAGGATATGGATGCAATTTACAACAGGTTAGATTGTATGTGGTAAGTAATAAAAATCAAAATGATGGATATTATGATTATTCCATAGGCTCATATACTAATAATAATGGAACTCCCTCTGATGGTGATGTCCAAGACCCTGAGATACTTATGGGAGATGACCCTAATTTCCATACTTCTCAAATCTCTAACATATCAGAGGGTTTATCTCAGGTTTATTTTGGTCAATTTTTTATTAAAAATACTAATGCTCTTACTAATACTAATGAGCCATATTATATTGATGAGGATTCTCAAAAATGGATAAATATATGGGAGGATTTAAGCACAGGAGACCCTCAGAAACTACATATAAAAAGAGCTAAAAATCAGGTCTCTCATCATTATAAAATAAAACAGAGACTAGACTTAAATTTTATAGATAGGTCAGTAGGTTATAATAGTGTTACTGATTACAGATTGAGTAGCTATGGATTTAGTGGTCTTTATTTTTGGAAAAGTACAGGCTCTAATCAGACTGAAAACACAGACTGGGAGGATATAAATTTTATTCCTACTGGGGGTACTTTTGTAGCTGGTACTATGGAGTGGCAGTTTCAGTTTACTGATGCTAGTACATTTTCTGAAAGTAATTTAACTGATAGCTCATATAATACTAATAATGTTTAATTATGTCGCTTAATAAACAAGGTAAAAGAATACAGATAAAAAATATCTCTCCTACTCCTAATACAGCGAGTAGTACCTTTATCTCATATAATAAAGGGCAAAATATAAATCATAATAATTCTTTAATAAAGGGGGTTTCTCATCCTAGTCCTTTATTATTTGGGGACAAGACCTCTCCTACTCAGTTTATGGATATTTCATCTCAAAAAGACCCTTTTACTATATGGTTAAAACAAAATGCCATAACTACCATTACTGATGGTCTCGGAGGGGGTAATAGTAGTACTACCACTACTACTATCAACATTAATAGTCCTCAAAAGACTGGAGGTGGAGATTACTTATTACGAAAAGGAGATACTTTTTATATATATGATATATTTACTTTTAATAAAAAATCCTTGAGGTGTGATGCAGATTTGTTAAAAACAGATACTACTATAACTATTGCCTCTACTAGTTTTCATGGGCATGGAGACAGGTTTAGGAGTGGTAGTTTTATTATTTATGATAACAAAACCCTCACAGAAATAGTCAGCAGCTCTCCTAGATATTTAAAATTAAGTATAGATAATACAACTATGACCAGCCTAGCTACTAGTCCAGTAACTTTATTAGGAGCTGGAACTGGTTATCTTCATATACCTGAAAGAGCTGTTATATCTTTTCATTATTCAGATAGAGAGACTACTGATGCTGATTTATTTATAGGGTGGGACACTAGTGCTACTAGTACTAGTAGTTATTGGAGTAAGAGTAGTAGCTGGACTTATGGCTGGAGAGATAGTGGTTTAAGTTTTTTGTCTGCTGGAGAGAAAAATGTAGTTTATAGTGGTTTCGCAGGAGGTATAGGAGAAACTTTATATTTATATATGGATGCTGATTTAACTACTCCAACAAATACAGCGACTTTACATCTTTGGTATAATACTATAGTAGCATGATAAAAAAAATTACATACATATTATTATTTATTTCTTTAGGAGCTAATGCTCAACTAGGATTATTTAAGTACTCTACATTCTATGGGTCAGTAGGTATAAATCAGGTACTAGATGAGGTTAATACTTATACTATTGAGAATGATATATTAATAGAAACTACTAGAGATAATAAATATAATTATAGATATGCCTTTGGAGTGAGGAGATTAGCTCGGTTATCTATGGAGGATAGAAAAAATTACAAGGATGGTACTGAGACTGACTTTGGTAAATTTAGGTCTTCTTTAATGAGTGGTTTAGAGTATCTAGTATCTTATGAAAATGTACGAGATAGAGGTATATCTTATATTAATCAGGATTATTTTTTGAGGTATATATCCTCTTTATATGTTATTAAATTACAGAGTACTAATCTGCAAGGTATAGACTTAAAATATAGAGAGATAGATTTAAGATTAAAAAAAGATTTTAATAAGTTACAGGTATCTCTCGGAGCTGTTATGAGGTTTCATCCAGCTTACTCATTAAATCCTTTCTCTGTTTTTAGTGGTAATGATTATGTAGATGTCGCCAAGACCTTGGGTTATAATACTTATTATTGGTTTACTGATTTTAATAATAATGGATTTTGTGATAGAACTGAACCAAGGGGAAACGGATGGATAGACCCTGTAGGAGATACTATAGCTAGTACAGGCTCAGAATTTATGAAATATCATTACTCAGATGTAGTAAATAAATATAATACAGATGAAATAAATAAAATGGGAACTCAGAGAGGTATATCTGCTGTTATTGGTATGAGTTATTATACTCATAGAGATAATTATCATACTCTAATATGGACTAATGTATTACCTTATCATAAGCCTATTACAGAGTATGGATTTTCAGGAGGAGTAGATTATGAAATAGGAGTTTTAATACAAAAGAAATTAACTAAAATTCTATCTATATATACAGAGGGTATTTATTTGAGATATTTAGATAGAAAAAATTATAATATAAAAATAGGCCTTAATATATTAATAAAATGAATTTATCAGAATCCACTAAAATAAATCTAGATTTAAAAACTCTTATAATGATAATAGGATTTACTGTTTCTATGGTTTCTATGTATGCTAAACTGCAATCGGATATAAATATAGCTATGAACGAACCCGCTCCAGTAATTTCTCCTACTGAGTTTGAGATGAAAGATTTACTCGTAAGAGAAACTATAAAAAATACTCTTATAGCTACAGAGAATAATGCTCTAGCTTTACAAGAGATAAAAGACAAATTAAATACACTAGAAAATAGAATTTATGAGCTTAAAAATCAATAAAATACTGATACTCTTTTTTATAACTGCTTTGGGATATTCACAAAGTTTTTTAAAAAACGAGATTTCAGTAGTAGAATATAATACCTCTTGGAATAAAACTAATTTTATAAAGGGATTAGATAAACTAAAGAACTGCAAACCATATACAGTAATCCTTTGTGAGAATCTAGATTACATGGATAAATTTGATATAAGACAGCCCACTATAGTAGTATATAATAATGGAGATGAGGTCGCAAGATTTAAAAGTACTATTATGCTAGATTTTGATGTATCATATAAAGACCTCCAAAAAGAGGTAGATAAATTATTACTAAATAAATTTAATTAATTATGTATTTATCTAAAAATTTTACATTAAAAGAGATGACCTCATCAAATGTAGGAATAAGATTAGGTATAGATAATTCTCCTACTACTGAGGGGATTAGGAAACTTACAATCTTAGCAAACTCTTTATTACAGCCTATTAGAAATGATATAGGCCCATTAAGAATTACATCAGCTTTTAGAAATGAAGCTATAAATCAGGCTCTAGGGGGTAGTGTTAATTCTCAGCATTGCAGATATGAGGCAGCAGATGTCCAGTACTTTAAAGATGGTAAAATGGATAATCTTAAAATCTATGAGTCTATTATAAATAATTGTATAGAGTTTGACCAGCTTATATTAGAGTTTGGAGAAGGCTGTACAGAGTTTACAGATAGCTCTAATCCTTACTGGATTCATTTAAGCTATAAAATAGCTGATAATAGGAATCAGGTTCTCGTAGCTTATAAAGATGAAAATAATAAAACTAAGTATAGAAAACCTATAGAATATAAATCATTATGATAAAAAGTATAATCAGTAATTTAATGGGTAATGCCTCGGAAATTTTAGACCAAGTGGTAACTACTAAGGAGGAGAAATTAGAGGCTAAAAGAAAAATAGAAGAACTATTAAAAACACACCAAAAGGATATGTACCAGCTGGAGATAGAGGATAGAAAATCAGCTAGAGTAATGTACCAAGATGATAGCAATATACAAAAAGTACTAGCTACTATTTTTACTATAGCTTATTTTGTAATCTCTTTTGTACTAGCTCGGTATTTTGTGATGGGAGATATAGATTTGGGAGAGTTTGAAATTAGCTTTATAAGTACATTATTTGGAGCTATGAGCAGTAAAGTAAATACCATTATAGATTTCTTTTTTGGTGGTTCTGCTAAAAAAAATAAATGAGCTTTAGACCAAGGTTAAATAAATTTGTATATGATTTTATTAACTACCACAAGAGGTCAAATGTGGTGGGAATTATTTCTGATACCCACTATCCTTTTGCTCATAAAGACCATCTACAATTTCTTTATGAAACTTTTAATAAATTTCAAGTAAATAGAGTTATTCATATTGGAGACCTCGTAGATGGCTCAGCTTGGAATATGTGGGAAAAAGACTCAGATATGCCATCAGGAGGTAAAGAGGCTGAAATGGCTCAAAAAGATATAGATAGACTATTTAAGACTTTTGGCTCAGGAGATTTAATGATGGGCAACCATGATGAATTAATCAACAGGCGAATGTTGAAACATTCTATCCCTAAGAAATTTTATAAGTCTTTTGCTGAGGCTTGGAACTTTCCTAAGGGGTGGAAGACTCATAATTATTTAGAGATAGATAATGTATTATACTTACATGGTACTGGTAAGAGTGGTCAAAATGCAGCAGTCTCGTTTATGCAAGACTATAGACAATCAGTAGTAATAGGTCATACTCATAGCTCAGGAGGAGTTAATTATAGAGCCTCTTATAAAGAGCTGTGCTTTGCTCTTAATGTAGGATGTTTAATAGGAAATGGTTTAGCTTTTGCTTATGGTAAAAACTTTAGTAAAAAGCCTACTCTAGGCTGTGGTATAGTAGTAGATGGTAAACATGGTTTTTTTATTCCTATGGATTTAGGTAAAAAAATAACTTATTCAAAGTAATTAACAATTTAAAGTTAATAACAAAGTACTAAATAATTTTTTTAAAAGTATATGTATTATTTACTTTGTGGAAACAAAAACAAATACCATGGAAAAATTATTATTTTTTATTATTAAGCTAGGCTTTTTATATTTTATAGGTAGATTTTTAGTTACTATTATATTTGGAGTATAGAGATGGGGGGTAAGTAGTATGGTTTACTCTGTTTATATTTGTAGAATGTTTATGGATGAACTATACTACTTACTAGAGTCTAATGGTATATGCTTACAGGATGAGCAAACCGAGAGAAATAATGCTATTCATGTTTTATTACAATTAAAAAAGAAAAAAGCTAAAAAGCATATACACCAAGTTTTAAAAGATAAAGATATAATAGATGTTTACAGAAAAAAAGGAGTTCAGGGGATTAAAAAGTACATTAATAGGAATGTTTGTTATTTATATGATACGAATTTTGTGTATAATATATTATTTCATCATTACAAAAACAACTGGAGAGAAATAGAAATACTAATAAAACATAAAATCAATGACTATTAAAAAATTTACTGATAAAGAATCAAATAATATACTCTCTACTGTAGAGAAGCTATTTGCTCTTATGAATGATTGTGAAAGGAAAGCTATTTTATTTAAAATGGGATTACCTAAAAATGAAATAGAGGATATGGATTCAATAGAACAAAATAAAAAAGTAAAAGAGTTTTATACTTTGTTAGTTAATGATTTTGATATGAATAATCCCCCTGATTTAGATGTAAAATATAAAGAAATATCTAGGTATTTAAGTGGTAAAAATAAAGATACATTAAAAACAGAAATAGAAAATTACAAAAAGCTATAACTATGGAGAAACTAACTGAAAGAGATTATAATTTATTATTATCAATGCTCTTAAAAAAGAAACTAAACAGAGAGGATGAATCTGCTTTAGATTTAGTTAAATTAAAATTATTATATAAAGTAAATAGATTAAAGGATTTTTATTATGACAAGAGACAAATTAAAAGAAATATACAATAAATATAATCTAGACAAAGATGATATTTTTATATTAAAATTTGGAGCTAAACAGACTCCAGTAATTCGTAGAGCTGGAGTAGAAAAAATACAAGCTCATCTAAAGATAGAGGTAAATTTTAAAATAGAGAGTAAATCAGATGACCATAAGAGCTGTATAATACTAGCTACTGGATGTATATTTAAAACTGGAGAGAGAGGAGAGAAAATACCTTCTAGAATGTGTCAAAGTTATGGAGAGGTGTCTCCAGCTAATAATACAAATAATTATCCTATAGCTATGGCTGAAAAAAGAGCTTTAGCTAGAGTAATTTTAAAAATGGCTAATTTATTCGGAGTTTACTCAGAAGATGAGGCAGAAGATTTCAAATCAAATGGATAAAGATTTTATTAAATATACTTGGATTATAATAACCGAGAATCTTAAAGATAAATGTTTAAATGAGATGCTAATAACTTGTACAAAAGATGAGATTAAAGATGTGTTATTAGATTTAAAAAAAGATAATAATATAAATTTTATTCAACATTTTATATATAAATCTGATGAGTATTATATGTATAGAGAGGGGGATAATTATGATTCTAATAAAGATTACATAAATGAGGACAATAGATAGGCTGGTTCGTATATCTTGCTATTATAATAAAGTTAAATTTGCTGATTTTCATAATGTCTATACTAATCCTAGGACTAAAGATGCTAGAGCTATGGTGTATCATATATTACATCATTATGAGAATTATGGAGTTTCAGAGATAGCAGAAGCCTTCAATAAAGAGCTGCCTTTTGTAAAAAATTTAATAGAGTATCATTATACTGAATATGATGTAATCCATCATTATACTAAAATGTATCATAATATATTCACTCAGTTTACTAACTGGAATAATAGTTCTTTAGATTTAGCTTACAGTATTATAAAAACTAAGTATGACTATGACTATGATATAAAGTATGAGTCTTTATTAAATGAGAATAATAAACTAAATGAGAAAATAAATATATTAAAAAGAAAAAATAAAAAATTATGTATAAATTAAGAGGTAAAGTATTAAATAAAAGAACTGAGGATATAAATACCAAAAAAGGAGATTTTAAAAAAATGTTATTTGAAATTGAAGAAAGTGAAACAGGTTTTAATCATAATTATCAGTTTGAGATTTTTGGAGATGAAAGTATAGTCATGTTTAAAGATAAGATAGTAGAGGGAAAGTTTATAAATGTAGAATTTTATATAAAATCAAATGAATGGAAGGGGAGATACTTTAATACTCTAGTCCCTAAACATATACACCTAGAGGGGGGGATAGTTTCAGATTTTGTTCTTAGGAAAGCAAATAAAAAAGAGATTAAAAATGATTTAGATTTTTAATTATGGATAAAGATATAGAAAAACTATCTAGAATAATAATTACAATAGTTAGTATAATAATAATTTTACTTACTTATCTAGCAATTAACTAAAAATGAGAAACAGATGGCAAAATACAGACAACTACATACAACCTTTTGGAATGACCCTTTAATACTGGATTTAACTCCTGAACAGAAATACTTTTATATTTATTTACTTACTAATCCTAATGTAAAACAATGTGGAATATATGAGATTTCAGTAAGGCAAATTACCTATCATACTGGATATAATAAAGAAACTATAGAGAAACTATTAGAATTATTTGTAAATCTTAATAAGATAGTAATAAGTAAAAAGACTAATGAAATAGCTTTAGTCAATTTTTTAAAGTATAATTACTCTGCATCTCCTACTATAAAAAAATGTATAGAGAAGGATTTAGATGATGTAAAAAATAAAGAATTAATAAAGTATATATACAGTATAGATAGTCTAGATATAGAGTATGTAGGTAATAATAAGAATAAGAATAAGAATAATAAAAAGAATAATAATAAGAATGAGTTACCTAAAACAGAGGATGAGTTTAGAGAGTATGTAAATAAATTAGAGCATAAGGAGCATCATAAAGATTTCATAGATTACTGGTGTGAAGGTTCTCCTAAAATGAGATTTACCTATGAGAAAACTTTTGATATATCTAGAAGGTTATCTAGATGGGCTAATAATCAATACAGTACTAAAAAAAATAAGATTCCTGATTATTTTGATGAGCTTTTGTATAAAAGGATGGACTTAACAGCTAAAAAAGATTATGAGAATCATTTAAAAGATTTAGGGTATCAGTATTCTTATAATCCTAATAGCGGGGGTAAATGGATAAAAAAATGAGAAAATATAGTTTTATAATATGTTGGATAATTACTATAGGTTTATTACTATATAGTATGAATATCATAAGAGACTTTAATTGTAACATGGATAATCTTAAAGATACATCTGAATTATTATTAATAGACTCTCTACAGTTAGAGATAATGGAAATAGGAGCAGAGCTTGACTCTTTAAATTTAATTAATCAATAATGAATATAGAATTACTAACATATAAAGAAGCTAAATCCCTAATGATTAATGATTGGGAATTTTTAGACAGAAAATTATCTGAACATTATAAAAAAGATGTAATAGCTTTAATTTGTGAAGGAACTAAAAATATATTTTTTGCATACAAAAAAACAGGAGAACCTATAAAAACATTATTGTATAATGATTAATCATAAAAAAGTATATATAGATTATTTCGGATATGCTGTAGGAGATATAATTATATGTGAGGTTTGTAAGCATCAAGTATCTGATATAAATAATTTTAAAGAAAAGCCTCCAGTATTAAGAGAGGCTGTAGATATTCACCACATAATACCTAGGTCAAAAGGAGGTAGTAATAGAATTAGGGGGAGTAAATATCCTTTAGACTTTCCTGAGAATCTTATAGCTTTATGCAGAGAGCATCATATTGAAGCTGAGAGCTGTAAAGAAACTAATAAAAGATTTAGGATAATACATTTAAAAAATATAATTAATAAGATACAAAATGGCTAAGAATAAATTAAATATAGAAAATGAGATGGTAGAGTACTTCACTCATATAGGAGAGAGAGCTGTGATATATAATAAAAAGATTAATAAAGAGATAGAAGGACTTGAAAAATTTAATAAAGAACAGAAGAAAATTATAAAAGAATTTTTTTTACATATACTAAAGGAGTTAGATAAATGAAAATAATTAACTATATTTGTAGTTCCTCTTATGAGGTTTTTGTATTTGTTTCTATTGTAGAGGCCTTTATGCTATTCAGTATTTAGGCCTTTACTTTTTATATATATACTATGGATGAAATTAATATAGATGATTTGATAAAAATGGCTGGAGGTAATGTGTATGATACTGAGTATTCTCATAAACTTACTATAAGCTGTAAGGATAGTACTTATAAATTATTTAAGGAATTAAAAAAGAAATTACTTTTAATGGATATAAAGGTAAACAATGCTCAGTTATTTGAGTTTATGGTAATAGAGTTATATAATAGTAATTTAAATAGTTTGTCCTAATGCCTTATCTACCTACTACTACTAAATATAAATGGATAAGAAAATTAAAGAAGGACTATAATAAATCTTATTCATCTCCTGAATTAGCTAAGGAGTATAATACTACTAGATGGAAAAAATTAAGGAGTTATTTTATTAAGAGAAATCCTTTGTGTGTTATATGTAAAAGGAATGATAGAATCAAAGAAGCTGTACTAGTAGACCATATTAAAGAGGTAGCTGATGGAGGAGGTATGTATGAGTATAATAACTTGCAAAGTTTATGTGACCCATGTCACAGGAGTAAAACTAGTTTAGCTGTACATAAAAGATATAAAAATAAATTAAAAAACAATACACCTTAAAATCTTTGATTTAAGAGGTCTTTATTTAATATGAGTAAAAACACTATAAAAGATGGTTAAGCCCTTAAAAATAAAAATAAGAGGGGATAGGGGGTGTCAATCATACAGGGTTTTAAACTCCATAA